TTCGCGAGAGGTCCGGAGGGTGCCATACGCTACAATCCGCATGCCCCCCATGCACTTTAGGCGTCATAACTCCTCACGACTTTGGTGCGACTCATCGAGTACCACTAGCCTCGCTTGTAGTACCTCAGCCGTCTCTCGTGCCTTCACCTCATCTGCTTGGATCATGTACGCCGTGCGATTCGGGTATTGCAACAGCCAGTCAATCACGCTTGCCCTTAGTCGATTGACGATGGCTGCTCCATGCTGCACTGACTGGTGCGTCTCGCCTCCGAACATGGCCTGCAGGATGTAGTCGCTGTCGAATACCAGGTCACCAGGCTTAGCCCTTGCACGTACCCAGGTTGTCTTGCCTGCTCCTGGTGGCCCACATACCACGTACTTGTTACCGCTCACGCTTTCCCTTCCGCTCTTGCGATCGTGGCACTTCTTACATAGAGGCTGCCACCATTCGCTTCGCCAGAACCAGTCCATGTCGCCCTTGTGGGGTCGCTTGTGATCGACTACCTCTGCGGTCACTACTGCCCCGAACCACTGACACTCGGCACATAGCGGGTGTTCTCTCAGGTAGTTGGCTCGTGCTCGCTCCCACTTACTGCTGTATCCTCGCTCTGTTGCACCCTTGGGCTTCGGCTTGTGGTAGGTGCATGCGCCTTGATGCACCTTGCCGCAGCGTTCACATAGGCGTGGGGGAGCGGTTGGCATTACGTACCCAATCCCTCGTGTACTCTCACCAAAAACCTTGGCGCTTTGATTGACTGATTGCATGGGAAGCTTGTTGAGGCCGATCCGTTGAAGGCTCGAAACTCGCAAGGGAAGTCGCCTATCGTGAGCACCGGCGTCGTGCTCTGCCATGAGTAGGTGACTTGCCCGACGACATAGTATGTGTGAGCGCCGGTTCCCGCTCCGGCAATCGTTATTGCCGCGCTACTGCGGGTGAGTCCCACGCGAAAGCAGTTGTCCTCGGCTTGCTGGACGAAGTATCGTGTTGCTGCGGTCAAGCCTGTGCCGCTCAACGATCCTGCTGTAGCAAACACGATCTGCGTGCCATTGGTCAGCGTGTGCCCGTTGGCGGTTATCCAGTTGTTCGCGCTGTCGAGCGTGACGGTCGTGGTCGGGTGAATCGTGACGCCGGTTGCGGTTTCGGCAATGACCACGGTTCCCGACGAGTTCACCATGCCGAACTTCAGCGTCAACGCGGCGATGTCCACTGGCTTGCCGTTTTGGTAGCAGATGCCGGAGACGCCTACACTGATGTCGCCTTTGCGAATGTCGATTGGATCGGGAATCGTGTCGCTCATACTTGCACCTGCCCTTTTGTGCCGTTCAGTTCGCGGACATTGCTCGTGCCTTGCAGTTCTCGATACGCTGGCGTTCCGTGCAAGATGCGAATTTCAAAAGAGGATGAGGTCAGCGCCTCGGGAGCTTCGCCCACGCCATACCCCAGCGTCAGCGACAGCGCCGCGGAACCCCACGAGCCGAAGCCGAGCGTCAGCACTGCCTCTGGTGAACCAGTCATCAGCCGCTCCTCGTCTTGCTCGTGGGCGGATCTGCGTCAAGGGTCACGGTCATTAGCGTGGTGCTGCCGTCTTCCTTCTTCACGGTCCACGTCGTGCCGCTGATGCCGCCTTCGGTGAGCACTTGGAGAATCATTCGCACCGCTTGCTGTACTGTCGGACGCGAGCCATCCGCAGGCACGCTATCAGGTACGGCGGAGGTCAAAGCGCCATAGGCATCGCCGGTCTGTGCCGTGTTGCCGGTGTAGGTCGTGAGCGTGTCGGTCAGCGTCACTCTTGAGACGTGCCCGCTGGCGTTGATGCCGAGCGCCGCGAAGTTGCTGGGGAAGGTGACGCCGCTGATTGAGCCCACCGAGCCGGTGACGTTCCCCGTCACACTCCCCACGCTGCCCGATAGATTGCCCGTGATGTTGCCGACAATATCCATTGTCTGATTCGGCAGGTTGATGTTGGTCAGCCCTGCGCCGGCGGTGCCGATCTCTGCGGTGTCAAGCAAGATGTCGTCCACGATGCTGTCGATGATCGTGATGTTATCGCCCATCGCGTTGACCACATCGGTGAGCGATGACAAAGCAGATGACGATGCGACGTTGCCGCCGATGTTGAGGTTGTCGAGATAGCCGCCGCGTGCGGTGGTCAGCCGCGCGTTGAAAGCGTTGTAGAACGCTTCCAGTGAATCCGTCGTGCGGTCGAATGTCGCCGTGGTGCCGTCGTCGGCCAGGTGCCCAATCACGCTATTGAGGTGTACGGTGGTCGCGAAGTTGGTATCGACGGCGGACAACAGCAGGTGGTCGAGGTTGTTTGCCACGAGGGCATCGTTAGCTTCGGTCTGGATGCTCGCCAGTGCGGTCGCGTTCCACGTTGCGGTGCCGTCTGACTTCGGCACCTTGGCGAGTTCCGTTGTCAGCGCAGCAACTTCCGTGTCGAGGTAATCATCAATCGCCGTCAACTGTGTATCGAGGTTCGCGCTCGCCAATCCAATCGCTGCGCGCACGCCAGCCGCATCGAGCCCGCTGCCGCCCGTCACGTCCTGGCGCACAGGAAGCAGCCAGTAGGTGTCGGTGGCGTTCTGTGGCGTGAAGGGCAGCGTGGCAACCGTAGCGAGTTCGGTGCTAAGTACCCAGTCTTCAATCCAACGCGAGTGGTATTCGCTCGTGGAAACATCGAAGATTACAAGCAGCCAGTTGTTGATCTCGTCGTCGCCGTAGGTCAGTCCGTCCAGGTGCAGGTGCGTCGTATCGTTGCCCGTGCTGCCGATCGTGCCGGTGGCGAGCACGAGGCCGGTCAAGCGATTCGAGAGCGTCGTCAGTGCCGATGCCGTTGCCAAGCCGCTTTGGAATTCGGTCGTCACATCGCTGGCGAACTTCGCGGCGGTGAAGGCGTCGGCGTTGATGCTGGCCGCCGTGATTACGTTGTTGGCGAAATTCGGCGTGAAGCTGTTGAACGACACCGCACCATTCGTGGAAATGCCGGACGTTGCCGCAATGCCAAGTCCGACGCCGCCCGCGTCCGCAGCAAGATAAATGCCGTTGCCCAGGCCGGTGCCGACTGCTACGAGCGCGCTACCATCGCCGCCGCCAGATTGGAGCGACATGCCTGCGCCGCTGGATGCGCCGCCCGTCGAAAGGATGCCAGCCGCGGTGCCGTTTCCGGTGAGCTTGATCGCTGGCTCGTTCGTAGTGGCCGATGCGGCAATGATGCGAGAGAGCGTGAGGACACCAGCAGTTCCGCCGTGCGCGTAGTCGCCAAGCTTGACTACCCAACCGTCGCTTGTCGTGTTGTAGTTTGTGGCGAAGTCGGTCGCGAACACCGTATTCAGATTGGTGATGCTCGTCGCCGATGGCATCCGGTTGTCCAGGTCCAGCCCGCCCGCGTCGCTGATCGGCAAACCGCCTGCGGCATCGGCGGCGGCGTTGGGGAGGGCGGTGAGGCCAAGACGAACGGCGTCTGCTGGGTCGTAGTTGACCAGTTCGATTTCCTCGACTGCTGGATCAAGCCCCGTTCCGCTTACCACCAGCAACACCTTGTCCGCGCCGGTGGCAAACGCTGCATCCGGCCAATCAATGCGATACAAGCCAGGCGAGCTGGTGGCGTCTACTTGGATCGCGTAGTTGTCGGTGTGTGCAGTGTTGGTGGCCGCCAGCGCCGTCGCATCGACCTTTGCGGCAGGCGTGGATTGGTTGCGCGTGTATTGCAGATCGAGCGACGTGATCGTGTAGCCCGTCTCTGGCGTGCCGGCGGTGGAGTCGCGCAGCATCACGTAGCGGGAAACGTCGGTCGATCCTTTTTTGATGACTGGCATTTTAGATTTGCCTCCCGCCGACTAGAGCCATGCGGTTAGCCCGCTTGTTAGTTAGGAATGGCAGAAGCGTTCCCCCGCCCCCGCCGCCTGCTGCTGACTTGAATACGGCGATATTCGCCGCACACTGATCGCTGCCGCTCCAACTCCACGACGGGTTTTCTGCGCCAGCACTCGTTTGAATCTTGTACGCCGCGCCGCTGCTGAGGTAGTTACTCGCCACGTAGGCTGCGACGTGTCCCGTATAGCCAGTCGGAACCGTCGCTGCTCCTCGCGTGTAAGCCATCAGCCCCGTCACCAGTACGCAATCGTTTTCGCCTGGCGTTACGCTGCCGGGTGCGAGGCTCGTCGCGCTGCTGCTGTTCGCTCCGTTCTCCCCGTCGTAAGGCGTCGCGTGTGCGCCGCTAAAGGCAAACGCCGCAATGGCTGGATAACTGTCGCCGCTGGTTGTCACTGTAAAGTTGTGCCCGGTTCCGACACTAGAGGGCACGCAGTAAAAAATCTGCACGTATCCGTTCGTACTGCTGTACTTTGTTCTCGCCGTCCAGCCGGGTGTTGTGTGATTGTTTTTCGAGTCAGTGACTACAGGCGTATTTGTGGCGTCGTAGCCCGTCACTACCACCACGAGCAGGTCAGCGCCGGACGTGTCGATGTTCGCGCTGGTGACCGCTTTGTGGTCGCCAGCGGCATCGCCGGTTAGAACGCTCGATAGTAGAGTGATCGCCACTTAAATCGCATCCGGGTTGTTTTTGATGTACGTCTCCACCTGTCCTTTGAGTGTTGCGATGGCAGCTACTAGCGTCGCGTCGCTCGTCTGAATCGAGATCAACGTAAGCAGCTTTCGCAGCCGCTTTTGAAACAGCAGCGCCGCCGAGTTGTCGGGCGCAGCATCTGGCGCAATCGCGGTGTTCGCATCTGGCAGAGTGGCGATGGCGGTGTCGCGTTCCGTTAATAGTGCGATGCGCTCGCGGACGAAGGATCGCAGGTAGTCGGCGGTGATCGTCACGCCGTGCGTCGTTTGCTGGAACGTCTCCACGCCATCGGTGAATTCGACGACGACGCGGATATTCTGCGGGTTGGCAGCGTCTTTTGACTTGTTAATTAACTTCGCGGTCCACGCCATCGTTATCTCCCTTTGTGCGGTGTTAATCCCCGCCTGAAACAAGCCTCTAACTTCTGCCGCTCTTCAATCTCAATGTCGTACTGCAAGTGACGCTCCCGCACTTCGTCCGCGCGGACTCGCCGCAATCGGTTACCTTCCCAAAACAAGAGGCAGTCGTTGTTGAACACGGGCTCGCTCTTGATGATGTGCCAGGCGTCAATATAGTGCCGACATTCGCCACCGTTCCAACTCCAAAACAAATACTGCCGAAACGTCTCGTTGCCATCGCCGTCATAGACGACGTTGATTTCCACGACTGTACGGTGATCGTGAATTGCATGGCTTTCCGGCCCCAGTCCGATAATCAGCAGTAGTAATAAAGCCGCCATCGGCTGTCGCTCCTTCAACCCGTGGATCGTGAACACGGTGCCGATGGCGGTTGGTTACTCAATCGTGATTCCGTTCCTTCGCACGCTCGTACTGAAACGATGCCTCGGCTCTCTCACCAGGCTCTCCGCAATCGTTGTTGAGTGGCTGCGGGGATGGGCTCGATGCTTCTCTCGCAAAATGTTCGTCGCGTCGATAATCAGCTTGTCGATTTCCAACTCTTTCGCCAGCGTCTCGGGGATGCCGGCCTTGGCTTTATCCGCCAGCGCCTTGCTGATCTGCGGCACGCCGTCGCATTCACGCACGGCGTGCTCGCGTTGTTCGCGGTAGCGGTCGCCGTTGTAGGGTTTGTGTTTTTTCATGTGCCCCTCAGCTTTGCGTTCTCGTCCCGCAACCATTTAATCTCTTGCGTCAGCGTCGCCTTGTCCTCACGACACTTCGCCCGCTCCTCTTCCAGTTCGTCCACGCGCCCAGCGAGTTGGTCGATGACTTTCTCTTTCTGCTCGATCGTCTTGGCTTGCCCGGAAAGTAGCACCTCGTAGCCATGCACCGCTCTGGCGTGATCCTCCGCCGTCTCCGTCCGTCCCTGTTGGCGTATCTTGATCCATACCGCCGCGACAGCCGCGATGAAGCCGCCGATGGCAGTTAGTGCAATCCCGCATTCGGTGGCGGACAGGTCAGGCATAAGGCTGGGTTTCGCTTAGGCGGCTTACCTCCCGCACGGCGCAGTTATTCACCACACGCTTGCGGTCGTTTTCTTCGGTGAGTACGTGTACTCGATGCACCAGCCCAGCACAGGTGGCGGCGAGTATTACGCACACGACAAATAACGCTGCGGTGATCATTTTGGCTCTCTCATAAATTGCTCCTGCGTTGTTGTGGCTCTGCCCCCGCAAGGTCGGTTGTTATCGAATGAACGTCTTGCCGTCGCGGAATATCTTCGACAGCGCTTTCTCGAATGACATTAGTTCTTGGCGAGCCTTTCGGTTTGCCTTGCGATGCTGGCGTTCCAGGTGCCGGTCCAGATCCTTTTTGCGTGTGTCTTTCACTCGTCCCTCGCCTTTGCCCGGTGGTCGCCATTCGCCTCGTCTCGCGTGCTCCTCCGCACCTCATCCTCCCAGCACTCCGCACACTGCCACCGCTTCTCCAGCCGCTTCGTCTTGCGATGCACTCGCTTGATGCGGTACACGTCGTTCGTCAGCTTGTCGCAGGTGATGCAGTGGTGGCGGGCTTCGGCCATGTCATACCTCGCCGCCGATTTCTTTACCCGCCTGTTGATGCGAATATTGCCATATCCAAAACGCTCGCCATCGCCTCCCACGTTCGCACCGAGAACGGGATGTATGGCATGCGCCTATCGTCTTGCTTTCGCGATCCGATTCGCGATGCCTCCCGCTGAGTATTCATGCGGTAGTTCACTGATGCGAAGTCTTGACCGTGAATACGCCTGCAAATCTTGATCGCCGTTCGTAGTCTCATCACCATCCACCCTTCCCTCTAAACCGTCTCCGCCACTTATCTTTTCTTCGCTGTCGCCACCGGCGAATCATCGACGCGAGCCAGATGGCCGTGACGATGAGCGACACGATGGCGGCAATGGTGGTCACTTCCGTAGCCCCAAGATGAGCGGCACCACCACCGTCCCTATCCATGCGTCTTGCTCGCGATGCTTCCGCCAGTACCGCCGCCGCGCGTGGTAGCTGTAGGGTGCGTGCCGCTTCAGGAAGTCGTGGAATATCTCGCTCATTTCCTCAACTCCTCTTGCAGCTTCGCAAACGCTTCCTCGCACATCGGCGAATCGGCTTCGTCCCATGCACGCTGGCACGTCGGGCAGGTCTTGCGGTGTTCGATGATCCAGGTGTCCCAGGTTTGCGGTTCATGTGGCGAAATAGCCAACAGCATCCACGCGAGCCAAAGCAGTGCGCCGATTGCTAGTCCACTCACAAACATCCCTCCCCAGGCAGCCGCTTTGAAGATCGGTGACATATCGCAATCGCCGCCGCCACTCTGGCCGAACATCGACAACGCAGTAGCGAAGCACATGGTGAAGATCGCCGCGCAAGGCAGCGCCAATACCGCACATGCGATTCCGCCGATGGTTTGCCACATAGCTCATCCCCTCCGATTCGCACGCCGCTCAATACTCAAAACCCGACGTGCAGCATAGGAACCTGGACTCTTTACGGGCCGCTGCATAGCCTTTGAGTCCTCGTCCGTCGGGGCAAAAACCTACCTCCGAAACCGTCGCACGATAACCCGGCCCGCGCCCTTCAATCCGTTCCACGCTTTGCCGCCCACGGCTCTGATCTTGCCGCGAACGCCAGTCCCATTCGAGCAATCCCCGCTTGCCGTCTCAGACGCCGCCGGACGCCGCGAGACGCCGCCGGACGCCGCCATAGGAAGCAGGCAGACGCCGCCAGGGCAATCGCCCCTAGCCACGAGGTTGCAATCGTCGGGGCAGTTCGCACAGGTGCAGTTGTCGCCGCAGGTGCAGGCGCGGTAGGTGTTGGCGTCGATGCGGACGGCGGCTTTAGGGGGCGTGATGGTATCGACCAAGCGAACCGCTGGCGGAGTAACGTCCCTCTCCGGCGCTTCCTCCGCCAGCGGCGGCGCGGGTTCGTGGATGATGATGGTGGGTACGTCGATCTTCGCCGGCGTCGCATGGGCGGTTGTGCCGCAGCCGGTGAGCACCAGCGACACGAGGCCGATGAACAATGCCGCGATCCAGACGGATGCGTACAGGGTGGTTTCGAGGATGTGTAGAGCGAGTTTCATGGTTGCTCCTAAGTGACAATGCTTTGCAGGGCAAAGGCCCAGCCGCTCGATTTCTTGATCTGATTGAGGGAGTCGAAGCCGTAGCCCTTCTCTCCCCAATCGCCCCAGCTATTCGCATACTTGACGACCCACCTGCCGTCCCACATCGGGCGGACATAGCAGATCGAGTGCCCCTCACGTCCGACGATGACCGGCTCTTGCTTAATCAGCGCCGTCATCATTTCGTTGACCGAGGTAATCACTCGCCGCTCATCGAGGCGGAACAGCTTGGCGACATCCTCCCAGCCGGATGGCATCGCAGTCCGCCAGCCGGTGTTCGGCATCACTTTGTCGCCGAAGCGTGCGCGATTCTCTGGGTTGTCGAGTGGCAGGATTCCCCGCTCGCTCATTTCGTCCATGCCGTCGCTGACCATTGCGCCGCTGTTGGGTGACGAGCCAATCCGCTTGTAAAGGCTCATCGCGGACAGGTGCGTCACGCGGTCGCGGCCAAGCTGCTTGGCTTGCAGAATCTCGTGCCCTTGGCTGCAAGCGTTCGCCACACAAGAGCCTTCGTTTTTTTGGTCGTAGATGCGGGTGACAAGACGATCCGCACCGCCGCCGCCAGCATCAATGAGCGCGACGAGTTCCCGCCACTCACTCTCTGGGATGAGGTCTGTGGAGTCGGCATAAGCCAGACAGCGGTGATCGCCCACGGCTTGATAGCCACAGACGTAGCGCGGGTCTTTCGTGAAATCGACATCGAGGAATTTTGGGTTGATCGTGCTCACTTGCCCTCCTTCGCGCGGACGAGTTCCACGATGTTGTCAGCGGTCGCGCCGTCTTTGAGCGTGTCCGCGTGTAGCACCGCGCCGCTCTTGGCGACGATGAGCACGGCGGGCAGCTTGACGGTCGCGTACTTCTCGCGCCACTGTTTGAGCACGGCGGAAGGTTCGCCGTTGGCGTCTTTGGAGTCGTCGTCGAGGATCAGGAGCGAGTGCTTTTGCTTGGCGAGATAGTCGGCGGCGGCACCGGCGCGGAGGTCGGTAATCGTGCGTGCCAGTGCAGGTGTTTTCTCTTTGGCTTCGTGGATGAGGAAGATCGACAGCGGGCCTTCAATCGGCGTTGGCACCACCACATCCGGCTTCGGCGGGGAGGGAGGGGGAAACGGAATCCAGCGGCCCACCCAAAGCCCGGCCGCGAACGTCACTGGAATGAAAAACGCTGGCAACAGAAATAACCACTTGCGCGAGCGTTCGCTAATCGTTCGGGTTGCGACCCAGCCCCAGCCTGCCACCGCTCCCGACTGGATCTGCTTGCCGCACAGCACGGCGAGCACGGCGAGCATCAGCACGGTGTTGAGGATCGCATACCACGGCATGTCGATCGCGGCGAAGGTCGGCAGCGTGTCCCAGCGTTCGCGCAGCAGCCACCAGATGGCGAGGAGGAAAGCGGCGATGTAGCTGTGCGCGGATTTCATATGCGCCACGTCCCTCGCGTGTTGTCGCTCGAAACGCTCGCGCTTTGCACTGGCGGCACCACGAGGCGTTGCAGGTTCTCGACTTGCTCCCGCAGCCGCTTGTTCTCTTCCTCGCTCGATTTCTTCAGCCTCTCTTGCAGCAACTTGTTCACGTTCAAGGCTTGGTGAACCAATTGCTCCCACTCTTGGGCGTCGGTCTTCAGTTTCGCTACCTCTGCTTCCAGGGCGGCGATGCGAGCGGCATCAATCGACGATTGCGGGATTGGCAATGCGATGTAAGGATGACGAGTTAGTGCCTCCCACTCCACGCTCTTGATGGGCGGGGGTGTTTCGTCGGCAGTGCAGTCGATGCGAGGCGGCAAGTAATGCACGCACTCCCGCCCGCTGCTCGTGTCCGATGTGAATAGCGTTTCTTCGTGGGTCATGGGTAGATGCCTCCAAAGAACCAATCCGCCCATTCGTCCACAGTGCAGGCGTCGTTTCGGTCGCTGCCACGCTCGCGATAGATAATTACCTTGCCCCAATTCCAGACGACCTTGCGGCGCACGCCATCGCGTGTGTAAGCGAAACCGGGTTGCAAGATGTCGTCCATCGCACTAGCCTCCGCGTGTGACTAGCTGCCCATCGAATAGACCTGCTCAACCAGCGGCCGTATGCCGGCGCGGAGCATGTCCTTCAGCCGCTTCTCGAAGAAGTCGGGGATCCGCTGGAAATTGATCGGCGCGATCATCGTGTCCCACGCCGTTTCGAGCGCGGCAATCACGAGTTCCTTGTCGATGCCGAGCGACAGCGAGTGCTCGGCGTAGCTCTTGAAGCCGCGAGCGGCATCGAGCGGACCACCGTCAGAAAAGGCGTCTGGCTCGCCAACGGCAGCGGCGGCGGCGGATTGAAGAGATTCGGACATTTTGCACCGTGCGCGAGAGTGCGGGGATTCCGCTTGCACGGTGAAGAGATCGTGAGCTGCTCCGCATGCACGGCGACTTACGCTCACAGAAGAATACTAACTGAGGGGGGTTGCGTCAGTCAAGCAGAATTAGCCCGCTGGCTGGCCCTGCCGTTCGCCCAAACTCACCCTTTCAAACTTGAGGCATTCCGGCGCGTCAATCTCAATCACGCGCTCCCGCCGCCCGCGCCGCACGACGACGACTTCGCGGAACGTAATCACGTGCTCGCCGCACGCGACCTGCACCGGCTTCTTGCGCGAGTTCCACCGGGTCGTCTTTCGCTTCCCCATGTGCCAGTTCCTCCGGCTGTGCTTCCTACTTCGCTTCCTTTTTCGGTCTACACGCCGGCGGTCGCTCGCTCAGCTTCGCCCGCTCTCTTTCCGGCAAGGCGGCGCGGCAGGCGTTGCCCATCCACTCGGACAGGGAGAGCTTTTCACGTTTGGCGGCTCGCTTGAATGCGGCGAGCCAGTCTGGAGGTTGGTTGCTGTTGAATCGTGGCATTATTTGTTCGCCTCTTTCAAGAGCCGCCCCAGTGCGGGGCGGCGAGGGAGGAAATTAGAGCGTGCGAAACATAAAACCTTCCGGCTGGCGAAGCAATTCTGTCGTCATGTAGTTGCAGCCCTCGTGGGTGTCTTCGTAGGTCGCGCCGTCGAATCCAGCGGCGAGCACAGCGGCGCGAACCTTCGCATTTTTCATCGCGAGATACGGCTGGCACTCGAATTTGTCCTCCATGTCCCATCCCAGGCTTTCAACGATGGCGGTCAGGTCGGCTTCGCTCGCCAGATTGGCCGAGTCCCACGACGCGACGTAGGTGTGATGCTCCACGCTGTCACCGCCGCGGCGGTACGACTGGCAGATTTCCAGGTCGTCAGCCAGGCAAAGCGATTTGGCGGCGGTGATCTCCGGCACCAGGTTCGCGATGGGTGAGGTGTGATACATGCTTTTCTCCAGGTTAGTTTGGCTCGCGTCATTCGCTCGCCATGTCCTACCTATACACACTCTATCGTCGCCCGTCAACTACTGTGCGCACACTTTCCGGGAATTTTCTGGAATTATGAAACGCCTCCCGCCAAAACGCCATCGCTCGCTCCTCCCAGTGGGCCTGGGCGGCGGCTTGGGCGAGTTCGAGGGTGGCGTGTTCGTCGCTTGTAATCGGCTCGCTCCTGAACGTGACGCGAAGGTCGCCGTGGATGCGGATGATCGTGTACCAGCCATCAGCACAGTCAGCGGTCCAACTGCCGTTTACGTGCGCCGTGTCGCTCGTCACTTGCCGAAACTCAAGCGGCTTGACCACCGGCATAAACAGCGCCTGCACTTCCTCTGCCGTGACTTCGTGCTGCGCGGCGATCCACTCCGCGACTTGATCGAGGGCGACGCGGTGGCGGAAGGTGGGCGGCGATGCTCCGTCAACGAGTTTGCAAAAAGCGATGTACGCCTCACCCTGTAGCGTGTCACTAGGAAAAGTATGTTGAAACCACTCGCTCCACGCATAAAAATCAGCATGTCGCCCATGCTCTGCCACCTGCTCCGCTGTCGCCTTCCACGGTCGCGTCATGGTGACTCTCCTTCGATGATGGTGAGGATTTCACGCGCCAAAATTTCGCGACCGATGTTGCTCGCGTGAGTAACAACGGAATTGCACCGCTCCTCAATCGCCGCCAGCTTGCGGAGCGCGTCGGGCAGGGCGGTGCGAGCCATGGCGATGAAGGTGGCGTTCGCGTCTCGTTCTTCGCGAGGCACGTCGCTCTTGTTATTTGAGAACACCGAACAAATTTGCTGCATCGGCTCGTCGGTGTCGTACACGTCCTTCCACACGCCGTAAGCGCCGAGAGCGACAGTCTTATCAACGTACCAGCTTCCAGCCGTAGCTTTCTCGCACACCGCTAGATGCTCTGGGATGGTCATGCTTCACCGCCTTTCTGTTCAATATTCGGTTCGCTTCCACGGCTTGCCATCGTTCTTCTCGATGTGCTTCTTCGACAGCTTCTGCATCACGACGAAGCGGTACATCCAGAACTTCTCCGCCGCACACTTGACCTTCACGATGCTTTTGTCGTCGATGGGTCCGCCGCCCTTTGCGTCAACGAATTCCATCACGCCATCGGCGTAGAACACCTGGAAATCGGGGGTGTACGTACACAGCCCATCGGTCAGCCGAAACGTCACCGCCTCAAATATCCAGTCGATGATTTCGCCAGCGGCTTTCTGCTCCTCAAGGATTGCGGCGTATGCCTTCTCCGTGCCGTTCATCACGCCTTTTTTGTGGCGCTTGCCGTACTTTGTATTGTCGCGGTTGAAGTTGAATCGCGGGCGATGCAGCTTGGGGCTCGCGGTCGTCTTGCCGGATAGCGCGAGCTCCATTTGCGCTTTCGGGTCGGGGTGCTTTTGGTAGTCAATCACTTCTCCGCTCCTTTCATATTGCCGAGCTTCGCCAGCGACTCTGCGTACCGCCAAGCGCTAATGTCTACCTCCAGAGCCTCTTCGCGTGTGCAGTGGGCGGCGGCCATCAAAGACTCGATATGCATTTCGTACTCGCTGCCTCGCGTTGTCCTCATGCTGGTCAGCGCGAGATAGGCTTTCGCCAACGTGACTGCTTCGCTATCGCAAATAATTCCGTCGCGAATCCGTTCGGCGATTTGTTGGATGTTCATTCTTCCCCCAGGATCTTGTTACGTCCGCATGCTTCGCTCCACACCAGCACGCCTTGTTCTTCTCGCGCCACCCATATCGCGGCGCTCTGATGCGACTCGATACGGTCGGCAATGATCGCCTGCCGCGCGCCATTGCTAGGCGGACAGTACATGCCGTATCGCTTCACGAGGTTCCCGTTGCGGACGGCGTTGGTGCTGTCGGCGCTCGCCAGCGGCAGTCGCGTAAACACCGCCGGGTCAAGCATCCGCAAGCCGTGGAGCTTCACACGCGGCTGCCCGTCGCTGTTGCACGCCACGCTCATCGCCTCCGCCATCCGCGTCCACCAGCCATCCGTGCCAGGCGTTGCCCACTGCCCGCTGCTGCCGAGTGCCACGCGCGGCCATAATCGCACGAGCCGGTCAAGTCGCTCAAGGCTTTCGTGCAGGTGCCACACAGGCACGCCAGCAGCTACTAGCTTGGGGTGCCCCTTCCTGAAGGCTGCTTTCTGCCACTCCGCAATTAGGTTCTCGTTATCGACTTCGGTGCCGTCGATCACGTCGGGAATGATGGCGAAGTCAAAGCCGGGGTGCCGATACCAGAGCTTCACCCAGTCGTAGTAGCCGCTCCAATCTGTGATAGGCTCGCCGGATTTCCAGGCCGTGAACGCGCCGTTATCCAAACAGAACGATTGGCACACTTCCGCTACGGTCCCGATGTCCTCATCACGCACCCACGGAATGAGCGCGTGCCGGCCTTTGAGGAAGCGTGCCACTTCCTCTCGCTTGCCGCCGCAGGGTGTGCCGTGGTACGCCAGCATTAGCCCTCCCAAGTGTTCGCGCCAGCGATACATGCCATGTGCTGTGCGTGAGCGTGTCGGTATCGCTCCACCGCTAGTTCGTATTCGCGCCGCAGGATGCTGACGATTCGTTGCTTAGCGTTCATGGCTTGCCTCATGTTTCTCGATCGCGTCGATGATGGCGTTAATGACAAACGAGTTCACGGTATAGCCGCTTAACGCCGACTCTCGATTCAACGTGTCACGAAGTTGCTTCGGCATGCGCGTGACAATCGCCGCGGGGTGACTGTGCTTGCTCTTGCCTTTCGGGAGACGCAGAGCGTTGAGTTGTTCTTTGGTCATCGGCTGTACTCCGCAAATTCCGGCGAGTAGTTCGGCATCCGTTCCACGGCGGTATCTGTCCACTCCACCAATGCCGTCCGGTTGTGAATGCTGATCGTGTCGGCATGCGGACAGAGGCAGTGATGCACGTCGTCGTATCGGCGATGCGTCTTTTTGTCCTGGTCCTTCGGTGCTGCGGAGCATGTGCAGAACAACGCAGCGACTAGCTGTCCCTCGCGGCCGGTGAGCGTGCCGGCCTTCGCCAACGCGATCGCCTTGGGAAGCCACACGTACACGCTCCCGGAGTCCAAGCACCGCACGCAGCGATACCGACGCAGGCTGTACTCGTTCACTTCAGGGAACGCCGTAGGATGCTCCTGGAGTACGATCTGCATGGCATTCGGCACTGCCGTCGCGCCATCCTTCGCAAGTTCTCGCATCCGCTCCAAGGCTTTCGCCAACGAACCCACGGCGGCGAGGATGCGGCCACGCTTGTACTTTTCGTGCTGCTCGTCGCGCCGATCGCTGCCGAGTCGCTCGTCCCGGCACTCCCGCGCCACGTTGCGCACGTGAGCCGCTGTGCTGTCCCGCTCAAAAGCCTTGACTACAGGGGCGTCCCCTTTGGAGAGACGCTTGTTCGCAGCCATTGCGTCCGGCAAGGCGATGTCCTCGAGGACTTCGGCCCAGATAGTTTTCGTCGGCTCTTTGTGGCTGCCGAGCGTGTTCAGCCACGCCACGGTTTCGGGAAACCGAGTGGCGTAGTCGTCCCACCACAGGTTGAATTCTGGTCGTGTCATCGTTCGAGGTTCTTTCCCGGCTTCGCTGCGCCGTTGTTGCCGCCGTGAGAGTTCTGTGCCGTTGCCATCCACCGAGATAGAAACGCTGGCATTCCCTGCGCCGTCTTGCGTTTCTTAGAGTTGTCGATGCACCACTGACGGGCCTTGCGGCATTCGCCAGCGACATCCATATCCGGGTAGGCTTGCCGGTATTCCTCCAGCTTTGCCGCCGTAAGCATCCACTCCCCGCCGCCCTTGATGCCTGAAATCGGAAACGCGAGGATTGCCGGCGAGGAGCTAAGCGAAGCGTGCTCGTCGCTAATATCCTTTCCCTGTTCCCTGTTCCATTTCCCTTTCCATTCCCTTTCCCTTTCCAGCAATGAGGCATCACTGAAAGGTCCGTGAGTCCAGACTATTGCCAGATCCCACGTCTTGCTTTCCTTCGGTCGGTTCACCACCTGATGGCTTTTGAACGTGAAGACGTGACCGTGCCGTCTACCGTCCGGTCCATCGCCGAGAGACACATAGCCGATCCCAGCGAGCGTCATAAGACTTGCCTCGATGGGAACGGTCGGTACTCGGAGGGGCGAACATGCTGCTCGTACTAATTGCGGGTGTGCGTTAAAAAATCCTTCGTCGTCGGCGTAGTTGAGGAGTGCTGCTGCAAGTAGGTGGGTCGCCTCTGGAAGCTCGCTCAGCTTCTCGTTTGCCCAGAACTCAGGTTTGATTGTGCGAATCCTTGCCACCACAGCACCGGTTAGTTCCTGACGTTCCCTCGATACCTTACTCGATAGTTTCGCGAACACCTCGTGCGCGGGCAGAACTTGTATCGCGAGCACCTCGCCGATACTAATTGGCTCATCAACCGCCCTCGCCCTCTGCCTCTGCCGTCGCGCCGCTGCCGTGGTCGATGGCGAACACGATGTCCACCCACGTCGCCAGCAGCCGGTCCAAATGGCTGTCGCTGATCTCCGCAATCGACACGCCGTCGAAAGACAGGTGCGCGATTGCCCATTGGTTCCCGTCGTTTCGTAGCGTGCGAAAGTGATCGTGCGCCAGTGCATTCAAAAGTTCTTCTGCGTCTATTCGGTTCATACTTCCCTCGCTTGTGCCTGCATGATTTCAAAAACTGTCGGCCTTGCGGCTTGGAACTTCAGTAGTGGTCACAGTTCCACGGTCAATTGGCGGGCTTGCGAAACAGTGTGCCGGACATCTGCAAGTTATCCTCTCCCGGTAGTTTCAGCCCGCAAGAGATTCGGCTTGGCAATGTTCCCCGGTAGTAACCCCTTCGCCTCCACGTTTCCCGTCCGTGCTTCCCACGGCGGCGACAGTTGTTTTTGTTTCTTGTCAGCGCTCGCCAATATCAACCCGCCTGCTTCCTCACCACGTATCCCGCCGCCAGTCCCCTTTGCTGACGTCCGAATCTCACATACGCAATCGTGTGTTCGCCCTGCGTGCCCCATCGCTGGAACGTGCCGACTTCGCCGGTGCGGGTATCGGTGACTTTGCAGCCGATAGCCCACTGACGCCGGCGGTCACGTTGTGCGTGCGGCCGGAAGCCAGCGGCACGGATTGTTTTGCGTGTCAAAACAAACTCCTTTCTTCCTTCGCCTTCGGCACCGCGTAACACCAGCCGTCGCCCTCGACTCGAGCCTTCCCCTGTCGCGCCAACTCCGCCATTGCGTCAGCAATATCCATCAACGTCGGTTGCCCCTTGCCGCCTTGCCCCCAGTACGCTTGCCGCAGTTCTTCGGCGCCGTAGGGGACGCGCGTGATGTTGGCGGCAAGGTGTGAAAGGAGGAAGGTGGTGAGGGTCATATCTCCGCTCCGCACAAGTCCAGCAGCGATTTCTCATCCGCCTTCACTTTGGTCTGCTCGACCGCGTGCCGTAGATTCTTCACCGCTTGGCGGTAGTAGCTCGGCTTCAGTTCCACGCCGATACCACGGCGGCCCAGCGTGACCGCTCCATACACTTCCGAACCGACGCCCATGAACGGCGTCAGCACGTTGTCGCCGGGATTGCTCCACATCGTTACGCACCGCTCGATCACGTCGAGTTGCAGCGGGTGTTGATGCCGCTCGTCGCCTTCATCCTTGCTTTCTTCGTAGGGGAGCACGTTCGACGCTCGGATGTCGTCCCAAAAGGCCGAAGCGTAGTGCCGCCAGATCCAGTGAGAAAAGCGGTTTTCCGTCTGCTTTCCCTTCCAGTTCCGAAAGCGATGAAGTTCCTTCGGCACTTCCCGCTCGCCGGCGTAACTCAGGAAGCCGCGGTCATGCGTCACTGGTTGCGGATTCGTTCCGCGTTTGCGAAACGGCAGAAGGTAGTCAGCGGCCGCCACGTTCGTTAGCGTCGAGTCCTCGCATATCTGGGAGTGGGCAAGGGCTTTCGTCATGGTCCGCAATCGCACCGACAATGGCTCTTTCCAGATACAGATTCGCGGCAGGTACTCGAAGCCGAGCTTCTCGTGTAGCTTGATGATGTCGCCGGGGAAGTCGCTATAGCCGCAGATGTTCGCCCCTTGCTTCGGCACGTCCATGCAGTGCACGGCGGAGAATCGGCCCGGCATCGTCACGCGAGCGATCTGCTCCACGATGTAGCCGTAGTGCTCGAAAAACTCCGGGTAGGTCCGAGCGTTCGACAGGTCGCGGACGCTGGACGAATAGTTGTAGAGACACCCGCCGTTCTCGGTTGCGAACGGTGGCGAGTACACCGACAAGCCGATGGACTTGTCGGGGATGGTTTGCAATACCTCGGCGCTGTCGCCGTTGTAGATTGCATAGTTCTCGGTGATTACTTGCTCGATAACAGCCACGATGGAATCCTTTCTTCGTCGGGAAAATAGTCAGCTTTCACAAGGCTCATACTGTCTTTCATGTGAGCCACGATTGAATCAAACATGTCGGACGCTTGCCGTTGCTTACGTTGCAGGTTCTTCAGAATGTTCGCCTCGCCCTCGCAGATGATCCGCGTGACGTTGACGGTGTTCTGCTGGCCGAACCGATAGAAGCGGCGCACCAGCTGGTAGTACTGCTCGTAGGAGTGCGACGGGAACACGACCGTATTTGAACAGTGCTGCCAGTTCAGTCCCCACGCTCCCATCTTCGGCTTGATCACGAGCCGCTTAATCTGCCCCGATGAGAAGGCGATCAACGCCTCTTCCTTTTCGTCGTCGCCCATCGAGCCTTTAACCTGCACAACGTCGTCGAGCATCGACGCCAGGCGATCCCCTTCCGGGTTGAGTTCGCACCAGAGAACACACGGCCCGTCCTGTGACGTTGCAATCTCCACGGCCTTGTCACACCGCTCCTCGATATTCAGCCGCCGCTCCGCACGCTCCTCCCGCATGTCTCGCGCCGGCAGTGCGAACAACATGCCCGGCTGCGTCTTGGCGGAGTGAACTACGATGTCCACTTCGTTCAGTCCCGGCAGATTGAAACGGGCGTCGTCGAAGCCTAGGTCTGACGGCTTGCGAAGCGATCGTGCCCAAGAGCAAACCCACGACCAAAACGGCTGCTCCGCGTGCCCGCGAAAGCGATACTTGGTTCGCCCCCAGCCGTGCTGGTCTTTCGACGTTTCCTGCTTGAAGAACGTCGTAATCATGTCGCGGAAGCCGAGCAAGCCGAGTGCCTCGGAGCTTGTGCCGAGTTCCCAGCAATCGTTCGGCGCGGCGGTCGCGGTGCATAGAAGCCGATACTTCACGGTTCGCATGAATTCGACGACTGTCTTTTTACGTTCGCTTTTAGCGTCCTTGATCGCGCTCGATTCATCGCACACGACACCCGCGAACATCGCCGGATCGTACTTGTGCAACTGCTCGTAATTGGTGACGACGATATTCGGGTTCGTCGGCATCTTGCCGTCGCGTGATCGCTTCGCCTCGATGCCAAACCGTTCTGCCTCGGCGACGATCTGCTGCCCGACCGCCAGCGGCGTAGCAATCAGCACAGGCTTGTTCGTCTTGCGAACCACGTTCTCCGCCCACACAAGTTGCATCGGCGTTTTGCCCATGCCACAGTCGGCGAAGATCGCGGCCCGTCCTTGACGCACCGCCCACTCGATGAGGAATTGCTGAAAGTCATATGGGAAGTCCGGCATCCATATCGGATCGAAGCCGACCGCGTTGCCGTGCTGACACTTCCGCTCAATGAAAGATTGATAGCTCACTTGTCAAACTCCCGCACGAGATGCTCCCGTTCCCGCAACAATTCACGCACCATTGCGGCCAATGTCCCGCCCGTTCCCGTCCAGCAGTTCGCCGGTCCCACGCTGGCGGTCAACGTGAACATCTCGACGATGCGATCAGCGCTGAGCGGCGTGTAAGTCGGCGTCAGTGCCGCTTCCCGCCAGTGTTCGTATGCGTCGTTCATCATTCATCCCTTCGTGTACGTTGCCGCCCCAACGAGGAGCGGCGTCCAAACGGGCTGCTATCGCCACGCGTGGTTTCTGTTAATCCGACGTGTGGGACTCGAACCCACAGCTCAGGTAGCGACCCTGTGTTCTGCCATTGAACTAACGTCGGGACACAGCCCGAAGGCTTTATTTCAGTTTTCCCATCCGCGCTTCCGCCGCCTCTTGCACGGCCGGGTATTCGTCGTCCGTCAGGTGCTTGGTGTTCTCGGCGAGCCAGGCGGTGAGTTCCGCTTTCGTGCCGGTGAAGCCGTTGATGTTCGCGATGAGGTCGCGAGCGGAGAGGGGAGCATCGGCTTCCTTCGGTGCCGCCTTCCGCAACTTGTCCTTCGTCGTCTCGGGCTGCTTCTCCTCCGCCGGTGCTTCCGTCGCGGCGAACCAGTCCGCCGGCTTGCTCATGCCGTCCTTCAGGCTGTTGAAGATCTTGCCGAGCGAGAGGAACTGAGCTTGCGTGACGCTCTCGATCCGCCGCTGGATGCGTGCTTCGATTTGCGACAGCGTGACGCCGTAGTCCTTCTGAAACTTCTCGACCATCCCCTTGATGCGTTCGGGGTTGAGGTCGCACCGAGCCTTGAGAGTCTTTTGGCACTCCAGCAAGGCGTCTTCCACCACATCGCGCGGAATGACCGATTCCATGCACTTGCGCACGCGGCGCTGCGCCATGTTGGCGATGAGTTCGTAGATGTCGCGTTCGTCCGTCAACGCCTTGCCGCCGCCGCGGGTGTCGCGGATGTGCTTGACCGTGAATTCCAGCACCTTCTTATTGTTCGTCTCCAAGTCCCAAGCGAAGCACTCCACGACGCTCTCGCCGTTTTGCCGGGACAATTCGCGGAAGCCGGTTTGCAGATTGCCCCACGCCCCTGCCACGACTTCCAGCAGCTTGACGGTCGGCCCGGTAATCTCCGTCCCGCCACGGCTGTAGCTGTACTCCGCCGCTTCCGCCACGCCGAGCCGCTGGCAGGCGTTCTTAATGCGGTCCATCGCATCGACTTCATCCCGCCGACAGCTTTTTGCCACCGCCAGCGCCGCCCGTGCTTCCGCTTCGACGCGCCCGCTGGTGGCGATGCCGCCGATCGACTGCGGCTTCGTGATGATCGCGCCGTTCTCTTCCCGCTTTTCAATCATTGTTCCCGCGCTCATGCTTTGCTCTCTTTCAAAAGGAACCGCCGGCTACCTTCTCCGGTGCGGAGATAGGCTTTCCAGAGGTCCGGGTAATCGACCTTGAACGTGTCCACATCAAACCGCGTTGCACCCTTGGCAGACTTCCACGTTGCGAGTAGCTGGCCGCTGGGTAGCGCCAGCCCCTCCGCATCCGCCATGTGCTGCTGTAGCTTGGCGGTCAGCGAATCCTCATAGGCTTCCAGCTTTTTGATGGTCGCCTTCGTCATCGCCAGTTCGTTCGCCAGCGTCTCGTCTTCCGTCGTGGCGACTACGGTTCGCATCGCGGACTTCGGCCACCGAATCCGCGTATCGACAACCGAGGTCGCTTCGGGTTCCGTCTGCGTCTCGACCATCCGCCAGAATTCCGCCTCTCGCTCCAGCAGCAACTCTTGCAGTTCGTAGTCGGCCTCCACTTCGTAAATGCGGAAGTCGCTGCCACCGATCAGCACCGCCACGTCGAACACCGGCAAGCCAGTGACCGCCATATAGTGCTGACACTGCAAGCCATACTCCTCCGGGATCTCGTCCGTGCCAGGCTCGCCCCAGCCGTTGTCGCTTCGCGCCGTCTTGCCTTCGTAGCCGCGTTGCTCGCCGTCGATGATGCCATCAGGGTTCGCCAGCACGAAGGAATACTTCGGGTGTCGCAGGATGACACCCGGCGTGATGACGGTGCGGCGTGTGCGATTGGCGTACTCTTGCCGCACGATGGGCTCGAGCTTCGTGCCCCAGCGCATCGGTTCGTTCTCCTCGGCACCAGGAGCGAAGCCGCATTTCTCCATCCACAGGGCGAAGCGTGACTTCCATTTGGATAAGCCGCACGCTGCCGCTGCATCGCTGCCACCGAGGCCGGTGCGACGTTCCGCCAGCCATTGCTCGCGGGTCTGTAGTTCGTTTACGTCCGTGCTCATTTCGACCTCGCTCCTTTCACTTCCGGCACACACCGCAACACATCCCGCCACGTCACATCGACCCGACCCATTTCGACGGACCAGAAACGCAACTCAATATGCGGCCGGTCCCATGTGATAAACTCCAGGAGCATTGGCAGGCAGAAGGTCGTCACGCACCGGAAGCCGTCGCCGTAGTGCTGTACGATCCGCAACTCGTACCAAGTGCCGACCGTGAGATTTTCTGGATGCGTCATTGGACTTTCTCGATGTCGGTGTAGATGTCTTCGACAATCTCCCACGACCCCTCGCCGCACTCGCCGTAATCGTCTTCTAGCGCGATAAAAGCGCCACCGATCTTCACCAGCCAGCGGTCGCAAAGGTCGATCCGAAATTTCGCCCGATACACTTCCACCTTCGGCGGCCTCGGCGGCACGTAGGGTGCGGGGAGTTCGACGGTGATGGGTTGCCAGAGGCCATCGAGTCTCAGCATGCTTCGCGTCGTCCAATTCACGCCACTGACGCCGTTGTGACAGATGACGCGGCCATCGCTCAGGACCGTGAACGTAAACACCGCCCCGCCCTTCCCATCGCACCAGGCATACAGCCCCGGCGTCTTCGGTAGTTCTTTTGACCAGCTCATGCCACTGTCTCCTTCAGTTCTCCGCGACGAATCACCACATCAACCGGAGCGTTAACGCCGATGCGCACGCGTCCCTGGTCGCAGCGGTAGACCGTGATAATGATTTGGTCCGCACCTTTGCCGACCACGATGGTTTCCTCTGGCTTCCGACTCACGATTAGATTTCCGCGTTTCATATCGCTTCTCCCTTTAGGACTCCTCGCGGCTCGCTCCGAGCTTGCCGCGGTTCGTCCGTGTTGTGGCTTCCTGCCGCCGCGCGTCATGCGTCGGCCCTTACTGTCCATACGCTCTAAAAATCACTCTCGCCCCGTTCACTTCCACGACTCGCGTCCACTTCCACCCGTCCCCGTCGTAGCACCGATACTCCTCCGGCGTCGCATCGGGGAAGATGCGTTGGAACACCTCTGTCGTCGTCACCACGATGCCGCGCACGATCGCTGCTTCGCCGGCACGGATGCGGTGGTGATGACAGGCGCGGAGGAGTGGTTCAGGATGCATGGCTCACCTCGCAAACGTATTCGCCGCCCGCTCATCCGCCCGCGGCCGCGCCATCCTAATCGCGTCCTCCGCCTGGTCCGCCGCATAACCGGCGTACCCTTCGATGTCCTTCGCGTCCTCGAGCTTCCGCGCGAGGTCCGCGTGGTTTTCGAGGACGCGATGCAAGGCCCGTTTAAGGAAGGCGATGCGTTCGGCGTCGGAGCGTAGGTCGGCTAGTTCGTCGTGGACGATCCGCATTAGTTCGGGGGTGGTCATGTTGTCCTCGTTGTGTTTCCGCTTGCTCACCGTGTCGATGCCGTGATCGCGGAGGAGTCGGGCGAGCGAAGCGGGGTTAGTTCCTCAGTCGATACTGCCAAAGTCCATCGCCGACGTACTCGCGTTCCACCGTCTTGCCGCCGAAGCGAGCTTTGCGAAAGTCTCGCAAGCGAGCCGAGCAACTTGCCTCTGTCCCTCCGCACGCCGCCTGAATCTCCGCCAGCGTGTGCCAGCGTCCGTCCGACATGTACGCGGCCACGCGCGCATGAAGGCCGGAGAGGCGATCCTGATCGCGGGTGGCGCGGTAGGTGTTGCCGTCGAAATCGAGGAGGGGCTGCGTCATGTCTCGTCCTCGTCCTCCAGTTTCAGCGACACCATAACTTGAACGGTGCTGCCGTTTTCGAGCTTGTATTCCATGCCGCATCCGCAGCACACTTTGCCCGGTTCGTCCTGAATTGAAGTGCCAATGTTTCTTGCGCAGTTGTTGGCGAGCCTCGCTATCTCTAGTAGCTCTGCATCGGTGGCACTGTATTCGTTCTGTGGAATCGCCTTACCCCATTCCCTTGTGACCGTATCCATGCCGCTACTCCCCGAGGTGATATGAAAAAGTGCTTGACTAGAAATGCTTCCGTCGCAACACCGGCTTTAATCTGAGTGACTCGGGTGCGAACGCAGCGGTGGCATTGGTTTTGCGGTCTGCACCCGTCACTCAACTACGCCAAAGATTATCGACACTGCTAAGCTTTGTCAACAGCAGAATCGGAAAATTTCGGACGACCGATTTTTCGCGGTATTTCAGCGAATTTCAGCACTTCTTCGGCGTCGAAGAGTAAGACGTTGCCGATTTTTTTTGCAGGCTTCAGTTGACCGCGAAAGGCGAATTGCCGGATTCGTCCAGTCGTCAGTCCCATAAGTCCGGCGACTTCGGCGGTGGTCAGATAAGTACGGTTGACGAGTAGCATGGGCTAAGTATAGCTTGCAGGGGAGAGATTGCAAGATTGACGGTGGCTGGCGGCAGGTCAGATATCTGGCGGGCTTGCGTCCGCAAACGTGGTGCGATCCCACGGCCAGCCTTTTGCGCGTGCGCTTTGGGCGGGATTGTCGCTGGGGAATGGTATGAACGTATCGTGCCCACACTGTGCTGGTGAATTCGTAGCCGTGCCCCAGCTTAGCGGACAGCCCGTTGCTTGCACCTACTGCGGCCAGATGTTCCAGATGCCGCCCTATCAATACCCGCAGGCGACCTACGTGGAGCCGGTCAAGCCGCTGACGATGACAACGGTGCATCGGCGGAAGCTTCACCGCGGGCCGGTTCGTGCTCGCGGCGGTAGCTCCCTTAGCCCAGCGATCGCCGTGATCCTCTCGCTGCTCTTGGTCGGCTTGCCGCAGATGATGATGGGACAGATTGCCAAGGGGCTGCTATTGCTCGTGTCGGCGGTCGTGATCGGTGCGCTGACGCTAGGGGCGGGTGCGATTGTCGTCTGGATTATCGCGGCAATAGATGCGGCGGCGATTGCCAGCAAGCTCGAGAGCGGTAAGAAGGTCGGCGACTTCGAGTTCTTTTAGCCCCACGGCTTGCTTCCATCCGCCAGCGTCCGCTCCCTGCACGTGATGCACGCCGTCTCGCCCGCCTCTGTCATCTTGCGGCGTAGGTTCGTCCAGGGGCGAATGACGCAGGGCGCATCGAGGAGCGTGCATTGATGCACCGCAACCATCACGCCGCGCAGGCCGCAGACCTCGCAGGCGTGCTGGCCGATCGGCTCGCCTCGATGCACGCATTCAATCTGAGGCGTTGGCGCGCAGCCGCAATGCAGCTTCGTCTTTCGCGTCCACGCGCAGACCGCACCGCACCGCACGCACTTGTGGCGATAGTACGGCACGCCATCAATCTCTTTCGTGGCGATGGTGGCAAATGGTGTCATATGAGCGGCGTGTAAGTGACGGTCGAGGCTGACCAGTCACAATAGAACTGCAATCCGCCAGTGAGCGACGGCACTTGTGGGTCTGCGCAGTCGTGCGTTGGATCGCCAGACAACGCGCCCGCGTCCCAGGTTGCGTCATCAATAACGATAAGCCGCCAGAATACGCCGAACACCGCATGGTTAAACGACATATCCGTGAGACCCGCGCAGGTCGATAGATTGAGATTATAGATGCACTCAGATACGCCAGGGTTTGACGTGCTGAGGTAATTGGGGAGCAGGATGAACGCGGTGTCGTTGAAGTACTCGTTGCATGATGCGCAGTCTGCGTCTGCCACACCGTCAAACTCGACTTGCATGGCGTAGGGCCACGTGCCATCGTCGCAGTTGACGCAAGGCTTGTCGCACGTCGGGCAATCGGGGTGCGCCACCGATAGCTTTTGCTGCCAGGAGAACTCTTTGAAGGCGATCGTGCCAGCCCTCGTGCCGGTACCGATGCCGACCTTTGTTCCGGTTACGGTTTCGCTTGCCGACGTGTATACCGGCAGCGTTGCCGTGGTTGTGGCATATAACGCCGCGGTAATCGTTCCGTTTGCGTAGCACACCCGCAGCTTGCCGTCTAAATTCGTTTCGCCGCTGGCGTTTGTTGTCTCGCTAAAGCCCAGCATGGTTTGCACGCCAGCGACCACCTTGCCGAGTCGCAGGAACGAGTTAGTAGCGGTGAATCTCGCCTGGGCGAAGAAGTAGTTGTTATCGTCAACGTATCCGAGGATTACCTTGGCAACGTCATCGGCCGTGTTCGCGTTAATGACAGCCTCCACGAAGCAATCCGGAGAGGCGTCGGGATGGCTTGCCGTCGTCACCATCAATCCGCTGGCCGAATCGCACACGGCGGCATTGCTCGCGATTGACCAGTCGCCCGACCGCTCGCTCCAATCGCTGCCCATGCTCGACGAGTCCGCCCGCGTAAACTCATCTTCGAGAATCACGCAATCGACGCAGCACGGATCGCCCGGATTGTTTTTCTTCCATCCCATTATGCGGGGCACGCCTCCATATCCACGATGAACTTGCAGCTTCCGAGTTCCTCTTTCACCTGGATATAGGTCGCCGCCGCTACCTCCACGCCGCTGATGTTGTAGGCGGTGATCGTGCGGCCGGTCGTCACGAGCACGCCAGAGGAGTTGATACGGTAGATCGTGACGGTGCCGCTGCCAGGCGTGTCGGTCGAGATAGCGGCAATCGCACTGCCGGTCTTGCAGATGTAGTTACGGCTGGGCTTGTAGCTACGCCGCCCGCTGCCGACCGTCTTCAGTTGCCGCTCCAGCGTGACCAGTCGCCGGCCGTAGCTGCGGAGCATCGCCCCCAACTTGTCCACGGCGCGGTCGGTGAGCGTGCGGAGCGACATCAGGCGGTGATGCTTTCGGTGTAGCTGTCCTGCGCGGTTTCCGTCGTGATCGTCACGGCTTCTTTGTTGCGGCGGATCTCGGATTCGCCGCGGTACTTATTCAGTGTCGTGATCGTCCGCGCGGCACCGCTCTTTTGCAAGTCGATGACGCCGGCGTAAAGGTTCCACGTCCCTACGGTGCCGGTGCCGTTGGCGGTGATCGCGCCGCCCTTTTGGCTCAGCGTGGTGATGGCCGCCACCTCTTGCGTTAGCAGCGTGCCGTCATAGACGAGCACGGTCGTCGCGCCGCAGCGCAGGATGCCGGTGCCGGCTTGCTGCTGGTAGGTCGTGAGCGTGACGCCCTCGCCGAGCCAGAGAGACGACGAATCACTTTGCAGACGCGCCGTTGTCACGGTCGCCGTCTCGCCCGCGCGAACGGCCACGCCGACCTGCCCCCCCGTGACGTTCAGTACGCCGATCGCCGAGCCGAGGAGGTACAAGCCACGCTCGCCAGTGTCCGCGCTGCCGGTGCTGTAGATTTGGCACGCCAGCGATGATGCCGTGCCCACGTCGATATAGGCGGTCCCATCGGTTGCCGAAAACTCGAACTTGTCGGGGTCGATGCGGAGGTATTCGGTACTGCTGCCGATGTCGCCGGTGTAGCCGTCCTCCACGATGAAATCGACGATTGCCACGGCGGATTGATCGAGGCCGCTGGCGATGGATGCACTGCCGGCGGGAATGCGGACGTCATCCGTCGCGACCGGGATGGCTTGAAATTGCACGTAGTCGAGAACCTGCGAATCGGGGTCGCCAGCATTGAGGCGGATGTAGATGGTCGAATAGCCGAGCGTATCGTTGTCGGCCCAATCCCACGCAAGGTTCGCGAGCGAGCCGGCCGTCCCAGGCGTGGCGAGCGTGCCGTTGATATACAAGCCGCCGGGCTCGCCGCCGATGTTCGGGTTGCCATTCGCCGCGGTGCGCAAGTAATACTCGTTCGTGCCGCTGCCGCTCGCGGTCCATGAATAGAGCGAGTTGCGCACGCTGATCTTCGCCCAGTTCGTATAGAGGCTGTAGGCCGTCGAGACTCCGCCGACCCATCGCTTGACAAATGCCATTGGTTCACCAGTTCAGCGGAGCAAAGGGAATCTCTTCGTAAATCTGCCATTCGAGGAACACAGCGGGCTTGCCTTCGGCGAGGGCGCGGCCATTACCGTCAAAAGGCACCGGCGTGGTAATCGGGTATCCGTCCGCGTCCTGCTTCTGCTGAAGCTTGCCGACGCGCTCGTCGCTATTGCTGATCGTGTTCCCTTGGTAGTCCTTCTGTTCGCCGCGAAACAGTTCCTCCACGCCACGATCAAGCAGGAGTCGCCGCCAGCCGAGCGGGTTGACGTGCACCTCTACGGTCTGCTTCCAATAGGGAATCTTGTTCGTGATCTGAAAGGTGCCGCTAATCTGCTTGATGCGAGCATTCAGCGGACTCCACACATCACGAAACTTGTACTCGCGTTTGTTGATGACAACTTTGTCGGAGTTCACGCGGCCAATGAAGTTGCTGAAGAAATTGGCGTCGTAGCTTTCCAGGTTCTTCGTGATGCGCACGACCTTGATGTCGATTTCCTTCTCAATCCCAGGATCGAACGGCACGAGGGCCGAATTGCACGGCATCGTGATCGTGTCGAGATCGAGGCCGGTAATTCGCTGGCGGATGCCACCGTCCCGATTGCAGCCCTTGAAGCGGGCTTGCTCCACGGGAATAGATAGCTGCGTGTACCCGACATCGATCTCGTCGTGCCATTCCAGCGGGTTGTCGGTATCCTCGCCGTTGATGTCCGTGCCCGTTTCGGTATCGTCGTCGTCGGTTCCTTCCGGCGGTTCCCACTCCACGGCGGCGAGCCACTGGCCGACACCGCTATCAATCCGCCGCGGGGTGATCGACTTGCACCGCACGGAGTTGTCACGATAGCCGTTGAGGTTGTAGCGGTCGCCAATGAAAGGATGGTCGGGGCTGCCTTTGAAATAGTCGATGATGACGCCCGGCCCGTCCTCTTGCTCTGCCGATAGTTGATAGATGGCCGTATAGCTGCGCTTCGCCGTCAGCCGGCTTTTGCCTGTCACGGCTCCGGATAACGAAGGTTTCAAGATGGATGCGGTGACGGCCACTAAGTGAAATCCGTGGGAGTGATGGCGATGCCCGGCTTCTTTAGCATGGCGTTGAGAAGTCGGTTCGTTTCGTCGTGTTGCTGCTTGCGGAGTTGGGCTTCACGGGCTTGTGCTTGTGCGTCGCGCTGCCCTTGTTGCACTGCTGAAAAGCCGCCCATCGTGAACCGTTCCGCCGCGCCGATGCCCTGCCGCATGGCGTTGATCTCTTCCATGTTGTTCTTCACGCCCTTGAGCTCCTCCGCCGCTCGCTTCGCACCACGGCGGAAGGTTTCCATTGTGATAAAGCCGTTCTCGCGCAAGGCTGTCAGCTCGGCCATCGTCGCCTTGAATGCCTCTTGCGGCGTGCGGAGCGATTCGGTGATTGACTCGCCGAGCTGCTGTTGTGCCTGCTGTTGGTCGCGGATCGTCGCGGCCAGTTCAGCCCGCTGCTGCTCCAGCCCTTCGAGGAACTTCTTTGTGGCTTCCGCCTCCGCTTCGGCGCGGGCTTTCGCGGCGGCGATTGCGGCGGCTTTCTGGTCCTTCAGTTTCTTGATGGCATCGGCTGCTTGCTGGGCTTGTGCCTCGCGCATCTTGTGGACGACGCCGACCGTATCCCACCACGCTTTGCCGAGAGCGACGACGCCGGCCGCCACGAGTCCGCCGCCTGCCACAGCTAGAGCACCGCCACCACCGCCCGCCAATCCGCCCGCGCCCTTGAGTGCGCCGGCGACATTCGCACCGCTTTGAGCGATTGCCCCTAGCCGCGCGTCGATCATGTTCAGGAGCGGGATCGTATTGGACAGCGATTCTTTGAACGTGCCCACGCTCTTAGTCAGCGGTTGGAGATTCGCGGTTCTCAGCGTGCTGATTCGCGTGTTGAGTTGCTGCACCGTCTGGTTGGCCGACGCCGCCCCCTTCTGCAGCCCCTTGTCGTCGAGGCCCAGGTGAATAACCAGTGTTCCGAGTGAGCGAGCCATACTTTCCGCTTCTGATGTCGGCGAGCATTTCTTTCGCCTTGTCCGCCACGTCCTCAGCCGATTCGATGTAGGGCCAAACCAGGCTCGGCGTATCCACTCCCTCGCAAAACGCCGCCAGGATATTCAGCGTTTGCGTCGCCATCCTCATATCTGCCCGGTAGTCGCCGAAAGGTTCCTCGCTGGCGAATTGCAGCCACTTCAGCCACGCCGCGAAGTCCAATCGCTCCCACAGTTCCGCCGGTGTTAGGCAGCCATCCGCCGCACCGGTGAGGATGATGCGAAAGGCCAGCTTTTCCTCTTCCGTCAGTTTTTTTTTGCGTCCGCTTCGTCCTTCGGCTTCGCCAGCCCTGCCATCAGCAAGGCCTCGCCGCCAATGTCCGCTAGTTCGTCCAGCGTCAGCTCGCGCAGCACCGCCCGCCCGTCGTCGCTGTCGAACACGAGGCCCGCTTCGTCTCTCGCCGTCGCCGCGATGGTGTCAATCCACAGCTCAAGCAAGGCCGGGTCGTCGTCGGTCGTGCCGGCTTTGTCCGCGTGCCGCTTTTGCAGCGCCATCGCCGACGCTGCAGAGATGGGCGCAAGCGACACATCGACGCCCGCCACCTTCACAGCCTTGCGGCGTGCCCGATGGGCTTCGCGGATTTTGTCGAGCGTGCTCATCGTGGTTTGCGGTCCTCGATGGGGCGCAGACGTTCGACCTTCGTAGCAAAGCCGCGATCAATCAGCAGTTGACCGACTTCGTCTTTGACGAGGTACGCATTGCCCGCCTTGAATTCCGAATCGGATTGCGCTTCCTTTTGCGTCTTGGCATCGACCGTGCGGTCGATCAATACTTTCATGCTCATGCTTAGGTTCTCGTGATAGCGCCGGTGCGTTGAATCGTCACGTTCCGCTGATTGATACCGTTGACCGTGATCGTCTGCGGATCGAGATCGGATACCCATCCCTCGAATTGATCAACTGTGCCGCTACTCGCCGTGTTGCTGTAGGTCACTGTCCACAGCACCTTGCCAGTCGTCGCCGACCCGAGAGCGAACAGCGTGTCCATAATCGCGTGATTGGTATCCTCCGCCTCCCAGAACTGGGTAAACGTAAACTCGCTGTGCGTCTCGATGCCGCCCTCATACGTCGCCAGCGTATCGCTGAGGCTTGTGCCGTCGATGCGTTCTCGCTTGCGGCCCGGCGGGGTGCAGTTGAGCACGAGCGTGATAGTGGTGAACGTGCTGCCGCTATCGTCATCGTCCACTTTGACGAGCGTGCCGAGGCCCAGTACTTTATTAGCCATCGCCGTTATCCTTTGGAGCTTTTACGCTCGCGTTGTAGTCTTTGACGATTTCCGCCAGCTTTGATTCAATCGCCGCTACCGCTTCGGATTGGTGCGCGTTATAGGCTCGCGACATGAAGCCGTGATGCTTTTCCGCGAGGTGCAGGTAGCGTGTTGGCGTGCGGTACTTAAACGCGCCGCCCGGCAGTAGCTTCAGCGTTTTCGCTGACACCTTGCGATTCGCGGATTTCCGCAGTGCCGACAACTTCTGACGACGCGCTTGCGGCCGTCGCTCAATCGCCGCTCGCCGCCCGCGTTGTGCGCCGACCATCGTATAAGCTGGCTTGGCTTCGTCACGCGGCACTTTAGTCTTGACTGCCAGCGATTGCTTGAGCAGCTTCGTATCGACGGGCGCGAGGGCTTGTGCACCACGCTTAAAGATTCCGCCCGCTTTCGAGAGTGCCTTGCGTGCGGCGAGGTTGCGCATGTTCGGCGGCAGTTCGGCAAGGTGCTTGCGAACGGTGCTCTGGCCGGTCATGTAGGTGCGCGTGCTCATCAGCGGTGAAAGACTCTCACGAGGGATGCGACCACGTATTCCGGCGTGTCGTTCCCCTCTTCCATGAATGCGTAATCGTCGGCCTGGCTTTCGACGAACGTACCGACCGCCGTGCTGCTGCCCCATGTCACGTTGCTGGTGGCTTGCAGGAGCGTGTGCAAGGCGTCGGATAAGTCCTCCGCGCCGTCTTGTGTCGCCGCCCTGCACTCCACATCAAAACTTGTTTCCGTCAGTCCGCCGCCGCCGCCGTTCAATACCGGGTCCGTCAGTGCGTTGCCACGGCGATAGCAAATCATCGGCAGCTTGGTCGTCATCTGTGCCGGTGCTTGTACGATCCGCGAGCCGACCACGCTCGTGATCGTGCTCTGCGTCTTGAGGTAGGTTCGGAAGTCCTCGCTAATGCTCAATCGCGCACCTGCACTTGCTCAGCCGCCGCAATGATCCACCTGGCGTTTAGGTTGTCCTCGTTCTGTACGTCGATTACCGATAGCGTTCGACCGTCAACGAGCTTCATGCGCCAACCGGCGGTAAACTTGCTGCCGGGTTGGTAGTGCGTTTCGGCTCGATAGGTGGCCGTCGGATAGCGTTGATTGAAGTCGCGTAGCTCGAGTGATCCGATGTTTTGCAGCAGCAGCCACGCCCGGCTGCGCGTCTGCCAGTTCTCGCCCGGTCGCCCGCGTGAATCTTCGGTCCCCCCCACGTCCTCTTGCAGTTCGGCGAGGGTCGTATATTTGCCTGCGTCAGCCATACACGCCCACTTCGCTCTGTCCGTACTGGCTAAACTCGTCGCCAATGTTGGCTGTCGTCAGCAGGTTGATCGCCGCATCACTCATGCCGTCCGGCGAGCGTTCCCACAGCCGCGATAGGATCAGCAAGATCGCCGCTTTGATCTTCGCCGGCACAATGTACGCGGACGTGTAGCCCGCGACGAATCGCACCCTGACGACGTTCGGCACGCTTAGCACTTCCGGCCACTGGGCAGTGTCTTTGAGTACGATCCGCGCCGGCTCGCTGTATACGTCGCTGCTGTAGCTCGCGCTGCTGAAGGTCTGTGCCCCGCTGTCGGGATCGGTGTAGGTGATGCTCGTCACGCTTTGCACCGGGTTCTTGGGCAGCAAGAGCGGCGAGCGGCCAATCGGAAACGCATCGAGGTACAGATCCCAAGTGGCGGTCATCAACTGGCGGTTGAGGTACGTTTCGACTTCCTCCCGTGCGGCTTGCAGATACGCCTGAATCGTCACATCCTCCGCGTCGTGCTCGATGCGCAGGTGCGCTTTCGCTTCGGCCAGGGTCACTGGTTCGGCGGTCGGCGCGGTGCTTTGATTGAGGCTGTACTTCATCAGATGATGGCGGTGATCAGGATGACTTGCGTGCTGCCCCCGGTGAGGCGTTCGATGTATACGCCGGCATCCGCTGGCAAGCCTTGAGGGCCGAACCAGCGCAGCACCGACTTCGATGCCTCAATGTTCTCGGCAGCCATAATCGTCGTGTTGCTCGTCCCGTGGCACAGATTCACGGTGGCAGCCGCAGCCGCCGTCTCGCGAATCGAGTAGCCCATGAGACGCATGTTCGCGGCAGCGGCGATGCCCTGCTCGTCGGTCGTGCCCGCCGTCGCAACAGTCGTGTAGGTGTATTTGCCGACAATCATGGCTAGTAAATCTCCACGACCATGATGTCGAGACGAGCGGAGTCGGACGCGGATGCGGCGGACCAGTCGGCACCGACTCCGATAACCTGCGCGGCGGTCGTGTCGATCGTCGTGCTGGCGGTGATTTGGAACACTGGCACAGCCACGCGAGTAGCCGCAGGGACGATGTTGCCGCTGGCGACAGCGACCATCGTTCCGGATGCGCCGGCCGTGCGGATCTGAATCAGCGCTTCGCCGGTGAAAATGTCGTTATTGGTCGCGTCCGTCGCGGTGCCGGTGAGGATCGCCGTTCCCGACAAGCCGCCGATGTACAGCTTGACCGTGAGCGTGTCGGTGCTGTTCGTCGAGGTCGCAATGCCTTGAAAGCGAACCTTAATCACGCTGCCGGCGACAAGCGTATTCGCGGGAATGCTGTACTGCTTGTCGAACAGGGCTTCGGTGGTCGTGTCGCTGTGCGCCGCCGAGGCAGCCACGGCCGAATAGACCACGCCGCCGAGCCAGCCATTGACGGGCGCGTCGGTCGTGCCATCGGTTTGACGCATCGCGCCGGTGTCGCCGCGAATATATACGTCGGGTGAAAGTGTGCCGGGCATATATCAAGTTCCTTAGGTGGCGACGGTGACGGTTTGCGTTTCTTCGGTGAGTGGGCAGCAGTGCCACTTGCTCGAACTGAGGCAAGTGAACAGGAAGCCGCCGCCGATGATTTCGCTGCTGGTCGAGAGTGCGACAGAGTTGGCAGCCACGTCGTTAAACGCAATCAGCTGTCCCGCCGTGAAGCTGACGGTCGTAGTGCCTGCCGCAGCCGACAGCACCCAGATCTGATCGCCAGGGCGGAAGGTTGCGGCCGAACCAACCGTGTAGGCAATGTTGCCGCCAGCGCCCACGTTGCAGAACACCTTGCCAGCGTCGCCCGGCCCGATGGTCAGCGTCGTACCGGTTTCAGTGACGAGTTCGGGATTGCGTCCCGGTTGACGAGTTCCGGCCATCTTGTTTCCCCTTGGGAGGCTGTGTGCGAAGGGCTGCGGTTTCGATTTGTGGCGTGACAGGTTGAGCCTGTCCGCTGGCAATGAACCGCCGTGCGTCGTTGTCGGGCAGCTCGATTTGCTCGCCGGGTTCGTATTCCCGGCCGTACCAAATAAGCTGCGTTTCGAGGGTCACGAGCATGTTTAGGCTTGCAGGAGGACTTTGAACGCAGCGGCGTTGAGCGCCCGCCCGTCGATCCGCTTGAACGCCACGAAGCAATCTTGATCGAGGTCGCGATAGCGTTCGGTGAGGTGGTACACGCGGGTCGGCCCAGCATCGCGAACGATGTATTTTTCGTACGCGCCGAACAGAACATGCTTCGTCGCCGTGACCGGCACGTTGCTGGTCAAGCCGGTCATCTGCTGGTTCGCAATGACCGGGTAGCCGTAGATGCGATCCGGGATGCCAAGCGTCATTCCCGGCTGCCACAAGGCCGCGCCGTTGGCATCTTTGAATTTTCTGATATACGCAATCACATCGTCCTTCATCATGAAGCCGCACGAAGGCAGCGAGCGGTACGACGGATCGAGCGAGTGAACCAGTCCGATGAGTTCATCGGCGGTGAAGGCAGCAGCGGCAGCCGAGGTGACGCCCGTACCGGCAGCCGCAACCACGCCTTGCGGCTGGCTGCTGTTGGTGCCGGTGGTGAAGTACACGTTCTCGCCACGACCAAAGCGGGTGCCGATCATGTCGGCCAGTTCGCTGGCGAGGTTGAAGGCGGAGTCTTGCAGGATTTCCGCCGACACGAAAACCGGCTTGCTGCTGAGCTTGTAAGCCAGGAGCGTGATGGCGCTGAACGTGGGATCAACCGAGGTGCCGATGGTCGTGGCTTCCGCCAGGATCGCGGCCACGTTCGCCGTGTCATCGACAACAGGCCACGGCATCGAGTTGCCGCTGGCGGTTTGCACCACCTTGGCAACTTGCCGCACGCTGCCGTAAGCGAGCGTTTTCTTTTCCAGCATCGCCATGAAACCTTCAGGGATGGTTTCGAGGCCCGCGCCGCTGGTGGCGACATCGAGGCCGGCGCGGATTTCGCGTTGCTGCTGGCGGGTGCCGTCGCCGCACGACCAAGCAGGGTCGCCATAACGAAAGTTGGTTTCTTCGGCGAAGAGCGGGATTTCCTTCGCGGCCGGATTGATGCCGGTGACGCGGAGGGCTTCGCGGTGCTCCTCTCGCAGTTCCATGCCGGATTGAGCGAGGCACCACGCCTGGAAGGCATTGGCGCGCGTTTCGAGGGCGCGAGACTGACGGCGTTCGGGGTCGGCTTCCCGGCGATCGTTGGCGTCAACGCCGATCGGCTTCCCGGTCGCACGCTGCTCGTCTTCAATGGCTTTCAGGCGAGCCTGAACAGCGGCGGCGCTCTTGAGTTCGGCGTCGCGGGCGACGAGTGCGGCGGCGGTGTCGTCGTACTCTTTGTTGACGACATCCCAAGCGGCGCGATCTTCGGCGGTCCACTTGTCCTGGCGAGAGGCCAGGTCTTTGATGGCGGTCGCCTTGGCGTTCTTCGTCTCTTGCAGTTCCTTGAGCTTCGCATCCATTTGTGCGTCCCCGGATTCGCCGGAGGCGCAACAAAAAAACGTCAGTTAAGTCTCCGGCACTTGTGAAGGTGCTGAAAGACTCTGCTGACGTTTAAGCCGCTCGGAGCCAAATAAGTTGTTCAGACACGTAAAATCTACGCCGAAGCGTTTTCGATGTCAAGCGAAATTGCTCGCGAGCGAACCGCGACGGCTTCCGCTTCCCGTTCGTGTCGCCACGCATCACGCGCCGCGACAGCATCGGCGCACTCGCCAGAGCGTAGCCCGGTGGTCGTCGCACTGTAAGCCGGATAAGTGACCGGACCAGTATCGTACAGGTCCAGGTCTTCAATCGTACGGATGTCGAAATCCTTGCCTTGCTCCCACGATTGGCGTTTGACGGAGAAGGCGAAGCTACTGCCGGTGAGGTCGCCGCGGGCGATGCTTGCCGCCACGTCGCGCCCCACCTGCGTATCCGGTAGGTCGATTTCGTACCTCAGCCCCTTCTTATCGACAGATAGCCGCATGGTTCCGCTGCCGACGCGCCCTAGCAGCATGTTCGGATCGTGATTGAAAAGCCCGCGTGCATCGTGCTTTTCCTTGAGAGCACGATCAAACGCGCCGGGGGCGATGCGTTCACGCAGGTCGCTCCACAATTGGAACTCTGTGCCTTCGTCTTTGGGATTGTGAAACACAGCCCCATAGCCGCTGACGACTTTCTTTCCGTCGTCGCGGGTTTCGATGGTGATGCTCGCCGCCGGGGTCATGCGTCGTTCGGTATTCATGCTCGTTCCTCCAAAAGTTTCGCCCACTCGTCAACGCGGGCGATGAGTTCTTCGTTCTTCCACGTCAGCAGATTGCGTCGCAGGTCGGTTGTGATTTCGTCGAACGGGAAGATGTCGCCGCCTTTGTAATCCGCGCGGTGCGGCGCCAGGTTGCCGTCAACCCAGTCGATGAATCCTTGCGGACGCTTCGCCTTGTCTCTCGCCCGTGCGGCGATTTCGAAGATCATGCGGCGGTAATCGGTCGAGCGTTCCGGCGGCGTCTCGTCTGGCTCCTCCTCTTCCTCATCCGGTTCGTCCTCTGGCTCCTCTTGCGTGTCATCCCCGCTTTTCATCGTATTCGGGTTGACAAATTCATCGCCACCTTCATAGGGCAGCATGTTGAGTTTTGCCCGGCACTCGTTGGGGTTCATAATCCTCGCGCCGACGAGCTTCGTGAACGCCGCCGCCTGTGCCGTGAGGTTCATGCGAAGGAGTGATGAGACGTTGTGCTCGATGAAATGGGTGTCGCTTTGCCGCTCGCTAATCAACCGAAAGTTGCACGCTGACTCTATCCGGGTGAGCCAAATCTGCAGCGTAGTGTCGAGATAGTTCTGATTGTCCTCCGCCTTGCTGTTGTAGCTCACGCTGTCGCTCAATCCCAGCTTGCTTGGCGGCAGGTTGAACCAATGGGCAATCTGCCGGGTTTGGCTTTCCGTCGCCTCCACCATTTGCGACTCGCGGGGCGATTGCTGTGCCTCGTGGAACTTGGCGTTATCCCGCAGAATCACTGTTTTAAAGGGGTTTTCTGCCCCTTCGTAGCTCTTGCGAAAGCCTTCCTCCACGGTGTCGCGGGCCATCTTGCCCATTGCCGCAGGTAGCTCGAGCACGCCGCCGACGCGCCCGCCGTGCTTGAAAAACTTGGCGGCGAACTTCTCTTGTGCGAGGCCGAGGGCGATGCTGTTTCGTGCGATCTGAAACAGCGGGGCGGCACCGGCCGTTAGCATCGGCCCTTCGATGTGCAGCACCTCCCAGGGGAATAACGCGATAGGGTGCGGCGTGTCGCTTACCTCAGTGAAGTACCACAGCTTGCCGTCGATCCAGCGACACGTTGTGCGATCCGGCAGGAGGTTGTACAGTTCCGCCGGTGCGCCGCTGCCGTCGAACATGATCCGCGCGAAGGCGTGGCGGTAGATGAGCGCGTCCGCCATGAACCGCTCCCAAAACTTAATCGCTTCCGTGTATTCATTGACCGCGACGTTGAGGACGTAGTTCAGCCTGTGCCCACGGTCCCGCTCGCGTGCCCCTTCGCCGATGTCGTGCCGCCGCTTGTAGATGCACCGTGATAGCTTCGCCACGTCGCCGGCGATGAGCTGCACCGCGCGGTAGAACGGCGCGTAGGTCAGTGCCTTGTCGGCGGTGACTATCTCGCCCGTCTCTGCGCGTCCGCCGCCGCCGAACACTTCGGCCCAGACAGCCGGATCGTTCAGCGGTAGGTTCGGGTTCTCGAGGGAGCGTTGCGCCGGCGGGGTGGTCGGATGAACGCCCGCGACATACTCGTTGTGATATTCGGCGAGGTTCATGTTTGTTGCTTTCTCTGTAGGTTCCTCTGTAGGTTCTCTTCCTCGCGTTTGTAACGCGCGAGCTCGCGATCCTGTTCGCGAAACAACGGAGCAAACGCCGCGTGTATGGCGCACAGTCCCGCGAATAAGCCGATGCCAGTTATGGCGATCATTGCCAGCATCGTGCTCATAGCATTTCCACCTGGTTAGTATCGTAGAAGCTGTTCGTCGTGCCTTGCGCGACACTCGCCCGGCCCACCGCCATTACCGCCGCCACAATCCCGTCGATCCGCTCCGTGCTTTTCTTCTTACAGGGCTTCATGTTTTCGGCGGAGTCTTTATCGACCGCGACATTCCCCGCCATCCAGGTCAGCACCGGGTGGCCGCCGTGCTGGATCTTTCCCGCCGTCACCAGCCGATCGAATTCCTTTGTCGGTCCTGCCATCGAGCCGAAGCCCTGGCGATGCTCGACGATGTTAAACCCATCATCCATAAGCGCCTGCATGAGTGGAGCTCCGTTCCAGGGATCGACCGCAATTTCCTGAATGCGATATTTCGACGCCAGCTTGTTAACCTCATTGCGAATCGCTCCCTGGTCGATCCAGTCGCCATCGGTGAGGAAGAGGTGCCCGTCCTTTGCCCAGATCGGATAGGGAACGCCGTCCATACGCTCCCGTCTCCGAGCGTTGTCAGTCGGCACCCAGAAGCGGCAAATCAGATAGCAGCCGCCATCAGGGCGAGGGAAAGCGAGCACGAGGGCGGTAATGTCGCGCGTGGTCGAGAGGTCGATGGCTGCCCAGCATGGCTCTTGCTCGAGGTCCGGCAACTCGTCGTCGCCGAGCCGCCACTTATCCATGGAGAGCCATCGCACGGCTTGTTCGACCCACTGATTCAAGTAGAGATTCCGAAACGTGTTTTCATAGGATGGTGAGTCCTTCGCCTGCTGGTAGTGCTCGCGCAGGAAGTCGAGTGTGACGGTGTAACCGAGGTTCGGATTGCACTTGTGCCACGTCGCCTCATCGTCCCACGGTTCGCCGTCGCCCAGTTCGTAGAGGAGCGGGAGAAAGTAGGGGTCGTTGTTCTCGCCGTCGCGCACTTGCCGGGCCCGGTTCCACACGTCGAAGCAGATGCTGTGGCGGTCGAAGCCAGCGGTCGTGATTGAGATGAATAGCGGGTCGCTGGTCGCGCCCTGCCCGGTCTTCAACGCGTCGTACAGGTCGCGGTTTTTCTGCGTATGCAGTTCGTCGAAGATGACGACGGCCGGCTTCGTCCCATGAACAGGCCCGGCATCGGCGGGGATGGCTCGATAGTAGCTGCCCGTCTCTTTGAACGTGATCCGCTTCGTGCTGTCGATCGGATCGAGCCGGCGCGAGAGGAACTTGCTCTGGCGAACCATCGCGGCGGCCATGTTGTAGACCAGCCCCGCTTGGTCCCGCGTCTGTGCCGCTGAGTAGATTTGCGAGCCGCGCCGGCCCATTGCGGCAAGCTCCAACAGCATGATGCCGCTCGCCATCGCCGACTTGCCTTGCTTGCGCGGGATCGCGGCCAGGCTTTCGCGGTATCGCCGCCCGCCATCGGGACGCTTCCAGCCGTACAAGGTCGCGATGTAATCCGCCTGCCAGGGTCGCAGCGTGAACTTGTCGCCGGCCTTGGTGAATGGCGAGTCGTCGGGGTGAGTAAGCACGTCGCCGAAGAAGCCGACCGCACGCGCCGCCGCCGCACCGTCCCAGACGCATCCGGCGGTGTTGCGTAACGGGTCGTATCCCGCTAAATCGGTCGGTGGTTTTTCAATCGGCTTCATCTATCTTCCGTGTAGGTAGCGATTCTTAAATAGACGGCCATCTATCTAGCGTCTATCTAACCGTACATCGCCTCCGTCTCGTCCTTCGCCTCAGTCTTGCAGCCTTCGAGTGCCGCGCGGTCGTGCTGCGTCATCCCGTACTTAGCCGCGAGCTTGTCGAACATCGCAAGGTAGCCCGTCACCGCGCACCGCACCTCCTTGTCGGTCGGCGTCTCCTTGGCGAGCGCCACGGCCTGCCGGTACAGCCCCCACATTTCGCAGCAGGCGGTCAGTTCGGCGGTGTCGATAGCTCCGACTACCTCCGTCCCTTCCCACTGCTTGATGACGGCATCCCAGACGGTCGCTTCGTCCTTCGTGAGCTTTGGACGTGTAGGCGTGCCAACGATTGGCGAAGTGTCCAATCGCTTACCGTGCCGGTCCTCGCGGTGCGTTCCGTCTAAAAGCCGCAGTCGGGTTGATTTACGTTTCGTTGGCATGTTGTTTTCTCACTGACCGACAATACAATTTCCCTGTTTTTGTGTCGGCAAAAACTATTAAACTTTGGCCGTCTCATTATGAAACGGTGTGAACTGCCAAAAAGTACGTGGAGCTTCGCGAGAGTCT